TTCAAGCCCACGATATGATGCAACTTGCACCACCTTATCGCCACCGGTCCAGCCCTTGATTGTATAGGCTACTCGGCCAGTGTTGTTGCCGAGGATTGCAGTAACACCGCAGGGGATGAAAGGCCGATAGCCTCCCCATGTGTTCCATTGAGTACCATCAACGGACGTGCCATTGCCGAGGCCGCCTTGATGAAAGCCATCGGCGGTGAGTGTTTCATTGTAGGTGTCTTGACAGTGCATTGAGGCGTATTCAATGCGCTGGAGCCATGCTATTTCAGTATAGACACGGCCCGCCCCCGCGTGAGTACCATTCTTGCAAAGGGGGCGAACACCAGCTTTTGAGATTGAGGTGCGGGGCATACCGAGCATTGAGTTGTATGTGCCATCTTTTGCCGCATCACTCGCTCCACTGCCACCTCGGAAATTTGTTGCGCTTGCAAGCAATGAAACAAAGCCGTTGGCATCGCGCTTAATCTCATTACCTACCCATTGCAACCAGCAGCCGGAAACGGCTATATTGTTGGCAATGTCAATAGTGCCATACCACGGTGAGCAAGTCTTTCGTGTCATGCGAACAAAGCCGGGGAGGGCATATTCGGAAATACACATAGCCCATTTTGTACCCTCTACCTCAAAGCGGGCGTAGTATTCGGGCTTTTCCAACATCACGTTTCCATCCGTGGTGTCGAGCTTTGCCGCCGCTCCAGAATCCTTTTTACGGGAATCGTTCTGGTGGAGATAGTATTTCACTGAGCCATCCGTGTTTTCCACGAAACGCCTCAATTTCTTTTGGATAGGTAGTGTGCGGTGTAAGTCCATATTACCTATGCGAGTGAGCTTGTAGTCCTTGCTGGTAAAATCGCCTTGCACCCCATACCACATATCATACGGATATTGCGGCTTGGTTGAGCCGCTGCCTAAAATAAGTCCCATATCATTTGTAGTATTCTAAATGTGGTGCTTCACTCGCCCCCCAGAAAATCTCATACTTGTCGGTGTCAATAGCGTTGGGAGGCAACTCCACTATCTTACCGGGTGTCCAGTCACCAATAGGCACGGGGAAATCCCCAATTTTTTGGTCGCATATAAGGCGGCACCTAATGAGGGTGTCATTCTCCACCACCCCCGATTTGCTACGGAGATACACAGAGAATGGCACACCTATCTTGAACCCTTTTGAGAGGTCGGTGATACGGCCTTTTGCGAGTATTCTTACATCATCCATATTTACTTGGTTAACTCTACTGCAAAGTTAATCAAAAATGTGTTTATTGAACACATTTTAAGGCGTAAAATATAAGGACTTGGAGTATTTGCCCCACTATCCCGCCCAAAATGGTAGCCAATAGGTCCAGCCAATCCCATTTTCCACCATACGCCCTATCCTTAAACTCCATGCCGGCGGCCAGTCCACCGACAAAAAGAATGGTAAGGAGCATGGCACAGGGGATAGCGTAGAAAAAGTGCTTGAGGCGGTTGCTTTCAGTTATCCAGCTCATAATGATGTTAAGTTTATTTGGGTGGCTTGTATTTCGTTGATACGCGCTCTTATGGCATTGCGTGAGGTGTGGAGCATTTTCATATCGTAAGGCAGTTCCTCACCGACAAGCGAAGCCTCGTAGCATTTGATTACTTGATAATCCGTTTCTGCCAATTCAGCTTTTAATGCCTCAATATCGGCATTGAGCTTATAGTTATTCACTACCTTTTCGTAACGATAGGAAATTTTATCTCCATTGTCGTATGGCACTAAGCGTATGGTGTAGTTATCATCATCGCATACCATAAGGCTTTCATCAACTGCATCCACGGGTTTGTATTCCGAGGATAGTTGCTTGATTTGCTCCTCAACGGAAACGGTGCGAGTTTCAATCTCGCCCGTTTCAGTCTGGAGTCTTTCAATGTATGGCTCTAAAATCCTTGACCTTAGATAGCCATCCTCAATATATCCGTATTCTTTCATAGCTATTTAGAATTTCCAACGTGAAACAATCCACGCCTCCGTTTTTTTTGCGCTGCTTCCACTACCGATATATCCGATAGAAAACACGAACATACCGCCTTGACCTTCGGCGAAATCGTAATAATCATTCTCCGTGTGGTCATCATAAATATGGTGGCCGGTACGCGGCTTGAAACGCATATAACCGCTCCACCATTGTTTTACGAATACCACTTGCCCCTCGTAGGGGTCGGTGGGGAGATATACAATTTCCTCATCGGAGCAATACCCGATAACCATAGTATCGCCAGTAGCGAGATAGTTTGTGTTGGAGGTGGTGTCAACAATAGCTTTGCGGCCCAGCACAAGCCCCCCGGCGTAAAGACGTTGGAAAAATCCACCATAAGCGGGTGCGGTGCCATTGTTGGAGGCGCGGCCGAAAATTCCGGCAATCATTGTTTGATTGATGTTGACCTGCCAATCTTGTTTGTTGACATTGGCAAAACCTAATCCAACAACGGAGGCGCGATAGGTACACCCGGAGGTTGCCGACATCGCCTCTTGCCCTGCTCTGTTGGCGAATATGCCAGCCGGGGACATATAACTAACCGCGGAATAATCCTTGTTACGGGTTTCCACAGTGCCTTGTGTTGCGTCAAGCGTGATTATTGAGCCAAGCGTCCTATCCTCAGTCATGGTTTGGCTACCGCCGGAGTTTTCGCTTTCAAGCACAATCTTAGGCTGATATGATAGCGTATTGCCATAATACACACCCACTTGTAGCATGATACGATTTTTTAATGTTTCATCAAGAGTAGAAACAATCTGTCCGCTCTTGATAAACCAATCTCCGATATTAGCCCCCTCAGCCAAAAGCAAATTGGTTGCGATTGTTTCAAACTCCGCTCCGAAATCATTCCATTTGGCGGTGCTGGTCGGTAGTATATTGGAGAATGAGCCAGCGTCAATACGCGCTATGTAGTAGTGGTTGTTGTATTTAACCGCATCTATTCGCTGCGCATTGCCATAGTAGGTTTTTGAGCTATCATAATTGCCACGAAATACCAATACAGGGCTATCTCCGTTTTTGCCATCTTTACCCGGTTTACCGTCAACACCATCATAGGGCGTAACGCGAATTGGGGTAGTCCATTTTGCTTTCAAAGCGTTGCTCTGTCCATTGATTACAGCCGTGGTGAGCCATAGATATTTCAACGTGCCAACGGCCGGCATTGCAGTGGTCCAGCCCGCGGGTGAACGGTCTGTATCAACTAAACCGGGCGCACTTGACTTAGAGCCATTGACAGCATAGCGGTATTCAGTATAATCACCATTTATGCCATCATCGCCCTTATCTCCTTTGTCGCCATTTTTAGGCAGCACCATCCAAAGGACGGGCGTAGAGAAAGTACCCCATTTGCCATCCTTTTTCTTGCGCACACTCTCATATTGATAGCGATAGGCACTTGATACATCTTGTGGGTTGTCGGTCCAGCCTTGGCGCAAATCCCATTGTAAGCTCCTTACCCAGAAATTGCCACTTTTATATACAGGTGTGGTTGTGGTGGTCGTAGTCGTACATTCATAATAATTGCCATCCGCTCCAATCACCATCTCACCTTGTTTGTATTCTTTGCCTACAACATGATTTTCGGTGGATAGTGGCGGCACATAGTCATCAATGTATTCATCGCTATGTGGAATTGCCGGAGTCCTTTCTTCCGACATCAAGCAATAAATCCGTTCCACATCTGCCGTGTCAATAGAGAATGGCACGGGGTCGCTCCATGAAACAACCTTTGCAGTTTCTCCGCTCACTATGCCGACAGATAGCCAGCAATTAGGTACTGTAACGACACGATAGCGGCCACAATCCCCATTCAGAGAATTGCTTTGGTCTTTAGCATACGCTACATCTACAAAGTGTGTTCCGGCGGTGGGTATTGGTATATAAACCACTTTCTTTGCGTCCGGGCCGCTCACTCTATCCAGATAGTTTGAAACACGCGAAAGCCCCTCGGTGTCGAGCTTGCCAACAAGCACAAAGTCAAAGTTGGTTTCACTCTGCGCCCATATCTCCAACGCAAGCATTTGGTTGGGCTTGGTTGTAACGATAGTAATGCGGTTGGTTGTTATTTGGCTGTGGTCTATTGTTGGCGATATGAAATAGCCATCTTTCAAAGTCCACACGCTGCCATGTGTAACTTTCACATTCTCGCGGTCGGGGGTGTCACTCCATCCCGTAGGTATTAGGGCGGTACCGGTTGGCTTGGCGGGCTTGTCAAAGGAATAGCAGTAAACGAGCTTGTTGCTATCTGCATTAACGCCATTTGCACCCTTTGCCACGACAGCCCAATAAGTAGAATCAGTTGGCTTGTGTCCTTTGGTGGGTGTTGGGTGAATATAACGATAGGTGCAAGTTGCTCCATTCTCAGTATAACTTACCTCATCACCCGGATAATAGACATAGCTTGCGTTCCATGTGCCACGATATACACCCAACGGTGAAACATCGCCACTCTCGCTAATAACACTTACATTTTTGAGAGTTATAGCATTGTCGCGGCTAACATTCCAGTCTATTGAGCTTGACGCATCACCAATTCGGAATTTGTTGCCATCCAAATCCAGATAGCACTCACCATCACTTGTGACAATGCGGCCCGTGGTTATGGTATTGCCATTGATACGGGTAAAGCCATAAGTGGTTTGGAAATCGCGGAAATTATCATCTGGATAAAGTGTGGATAATACCCCAACAAGAAAGTAATAATTGTTGGGGTCATCGGTCGGCTCAAACTTATATTGAGTTTGGGTAAGTAGCCATGTGCCTTTTTCCCCAGACTTTGAACACTTGGCGAAAAGATAATATCCGGCGGTACTTGGCACCGTAAATGATTGTCCGCTCATTTGCCATGCCCTTATCTTTGAGGGGTCAATGGTAAGGTGCGACAATATGCCCTCTGTGGCGATAAACGCATTAGGATTGCCGCCTACATTAGCTTGGAGTATTACCCCGGTTAACACAAACTGTTGGCTCTTTGAGCCTACGGTTAACATATTAGTGTCAATGGAGTTGGGGCGTATGTTATCCACGTCAAAAAAGCCGTCAGTATCATACACCATATTGCGCAAATCCTCAGTAGTGCGCCAGCCCCTACGCGCTTTGTTAAGGTCCCGTAGGCGGTTGTTAGTTATAATCTGGTCATGCTCTATCACGGATAGCACGGTTTGCGTCTGGATAGATATTGCAGTTGTGTCGGAGAGGGTAAGCTGGTAGTCCTGCTCCAACAAAAGATTGCGCGTAATCTTTTGTATGCGGATTTGTTTCTCTATGCCATATCGGGTGTCTTTCACAGGCACATAATCCCCCACCTTGAACAAACACACCTCACTATCACGGCTCAACGCCTCAAGAAAATATAAGCGGTCGAGTGTAAGGGCATATTGCGCTTTGGCTTGTGTAGCCGGCTTGAAATCATTATATCCAGCATACCACAATTCTTCCTCTGCGTTCTGTTCGTAACTTTCGGGCAAGAATATATCCGTAATCTTGTAGGTTGCGCCAACCTCAATAGGATATGCGCCCCCTTGCTCTACTGAAACGGTAGGGGTTGTAAGGCCGCGTTTGTCAGTAAAGGGAATGAGCTTGAATTTCTTTGTGGCGTGGTCGTACCCACCCTTAGCCTCAAGTTCAAATTGCTGCCCAGCAAGTCTGCCAGACGTGAACGTGATTTTTGGGTTTACACTTTCCACCATATATTTTGTACCGTTCGCGTCTTTCTCGCAAAGGTCAAAATCCATAGTGTCATCAATGAAAGCGTTTATATCATCGCTCAACAGTGCAGTAACGTGGCCCGTGCGTGTGGGGTAAATCTCATCGTAGGTCTTAACATCTTCCTCGCTGCCTATCTTATCGCGTAGTGCCGCATCCTCTAAGTAGCGTTTGTTGTCATCGGATATGCCTATAAGTTCGGTGTTAGGCTCAACAACGGTGCCATCAAAGAGGATATGTTTCTTGCGATTGTAACGGCGTGGGTATGGCAGTTGCAACCGCTCTGAATAATTGCGATAGTCGGTGCGTATGTTAGACGTGCCACCCTCCACCCAAAGACGGGTGATTATGGCTTTATCATCAATCTTTTGCTCGGTGAGCTTATAAAGCCCATTGCCCTTGCCCCACTCAAAGTAGTCAGCTCCTCCGGGGGGATTGACACGCTGCCCGAATTTACCAATGTGGATAGTCCTAATGCCATCCGCTTGCGATATGAGAAATTCCAGATTGAAATTATCTTTTGAGCAAAGGGATTGTAGGGCTTGCAAACAATTCACCCCCGAAAATTGGATTGTCTTTGCCTCGGTTTCGGGGCAATTATTCTCATCAAACGTCCACAAGCCCGGATAATCACGATTGAGATTGTAGATTAAAACCTGCACAAACTCCTTGATTGTGTAGGTCAAATCAAACGTGCTGCGGTCGGATTTCCCGTTGCGGTCGGTGTTGCGATAGGTCGTTTTCATAAGGTCGTACATCGGCCCGTAAAATACCGGCTCAAAGATATAGTAATCCTCAGCCTGTACCTCACGTTTCGTTGTAGTCCTAATGGTATAATCGAATCCGTCCACAATGATTTTATCCCCCTTTTCAAAAGAGAGCCATTCGGTAGATACGATTTGGAGCGTAATGTAGTCATCGCCCATAAGAGAGCTGTTTTGCGTAGCACTCTTGACTACGCAAAACGGCTCCTTTGTGTTGAGTTCGATAACCTTGCCGTTACGCTTGATTATTTGAGCAATTCCCATATAAGAATAGCATTGGTTTCAAATTTCTCAATATCCTCAATCACCCCGGTAACAACTATGTCGTACTGACCGGGGAGGGCGTAGGTGTGTTCAACGGTGGTATCGTTGCCTCCCACGTTGTAAGTGTGAGTACCATCACCCCAATAGATGTTGAGTAACTTGTAGGTTGATACTTTGATTGTCGCTTTGGAGTTGTTGCTACCCGATATGTGGCGTAACACCTTTTTCACGGGTTCGTCCTCGGTGAGCTTGAGGGTGAATTTACCCACCATAAGCTCATTGTTGTAAGTACCCCACTTTTTATCTACGGCGGCCTCGTCCAGTAAGTCAACCTCATATACAAGAGGCTTTGCTTTACCATCATACTCAACGGTAAGGCGGTGTGTACCGTCACCGTCAAAGAGAGCAAAAAATCGGCTCTGCCACTCCACAAACGCGCTACGGCTGGAGGCTTCGATGAAACATTGTAGGGTTATCTCACGCTTCTTAAAACGCTTGCGCT